AACAGCACCAGCAATATCTTTGCCAAGGTGACGAGCTTTAACATTGATGAATTTGTGAGTTCCAAAGTTGCGACCTTCTGTTTCAATTTCATCAGCTGTCTTGTTTCTCAAGATAAACATGTGAGAACAGAACTGCGTGATTCTATCGGACAGAGAGACGATGCTTTCATCATCAATAATATTTTGAGATTGGCGATTGTTTGTAATACCACTTCTGTTCGACTGAACGGAAGTAATCATTGGAATTACTGGATTGCCGTCGTGCAGAATCTCTTTTTGAATGCACTTCTTAAACTTATCAACCATCTCGCCAACGATCTGCCATTCATTTTTTCCGCCAGATGCTTCTGATGTGGTTTTAATGTAGTCAAATGAAAAGATCATTTGATTGCCGCGACCAACTTTACCGTAGTAGAATCTTTTCAGTGTCTTGATCATGGAATCAACATCCATGCCGCCGACATTATAATAATAAAATTTCATGGACTTGATTTTCGGCCAAGCTTCACGAACTTTATTCACTACGTCTTCACCAGCCCTTCGCCAGTCTCCAGTTTCTAACAGATGCATGGGAACTCCAGTGATGGCAGCACACTGACGCATAATAAGTTCTTCCTTGCTCATTTCTCCATTGTCGAAGTGAAGCACAGGAACTCCGTATTTGATGCCAACTTTAGTGCTGTAATCCATGCACCATTGAGTTTTACCAACACCAGAACGAGCAACAACAACTGTAATATTACCTGGCCTCAAAAGAGATCCATAGATCTGATTGATTTTTGGATGCGGACCCATCATCCCGAATTCTTTGATCGGATTGTTTCCTCTCTCTTCGATGAGCGATTCCATCTCTTCATAGATGTTTTCAGGAACATCATTACCGATCTCATAAAGATTAATTCGAGAATTGTATACGTTGTCAGCTTGTTCAATAATCTGCGAATAAGGAGTCTCAGGAGAGACGTTTTTCATCTTCTTGGCGATCTCTTGAGCGGATTCAAAGATCTCGCGACGAATCGTATACTTCTTGAGTTCTCTAGAAGTCTTGATGAGATTGCCCTTTGGGACTTTTCTTAAAGCCAGCGAACGAATGTAATCAGATGGATTGACTCGATCCTCGAACGACAATCCTAAAGTATTGATGCGTTGAGCGATGATGACTTCGTCAAGCTGTTCGCTGGCATCAATCGACTGCTTAATAATAGTAAAAATAGTACTATGTAGATTAGAATCCTCAGAGTAAAAGTCCTTGGAATTAATGAAATTAGAAATTTCTGAATAGCTTTCTGGCTCTTTGATTAAAGCAGCTAGAAGCTGTTTTTCAAGCTCAAGATTATAGATCATACCTAATTATTGCTGTATAAATGTAAAAGTCAACTCACAAAATCACTCCAAATGATTCAAAAAGATCCTCACAAATTTTATCGTTTGGATAGATCTCGACGAGATTAATATCATTGATTTCACAGAACCTGAATTTCTTATCGTCTCTTTTCAACTGCTCAAGATATTTCATTCTATTTCCATGAAAGAACTTCACGTATTTAGTATGCTGAGCGCCTTGAACTTCAATAGCTATTTTTTTGTTTGCATTGTACAAATCAAATGATAGTCTAGTGCCGACCAATTTAAATTCCTCGAAAACAATGTCCGACTTCCAATACGGATAAAGGAAGTCTCTTACAGACAACTGGAATTTACTTTTGCTTTTGCCGTTCCAATCAACTAAATACTTTTTAGCATTTCTGAGTTCAGCTGTTGAACCAGATAATGTTTTAAATTTCATTGGCGATTGTTTTCTTGAAGTAGTTGACTAGAAACTCACACAGTTTTTTATCTGATTCAATGAAGTTGAACAGAGCCTCTTGACCTTGGATCTTTTCAAATGCAGCAAAACCATTTTCCACAAGAAGCTCATCGAATTCTTCTGTTGCAGAAATCCAAGAAGTCTTCTTGGTCAAGAATTCCCAAAGAAACAAAAGATCAACAACTTCCTTTTCTACCCAAATAGAGTTTCCGTTGGTTCTTCCATACTTGATTGGATATGGAATGGTCAAATTAGTTTTTTCATTCGGAGATTTCTTGACAGTTACTTTGGCGAAGTGTCCAACTGGAGGATTGTTGATCAAGTCAATCTTTTCTGTAGGATTTTTGAGAATGATGTCTCCTTTGTTTCTAGATTCAAATTCTAGAATCCAGTTTGCAAAGTGAAGTAGCGCATTACCGCCAGTTGCAGATGTCTGCCTAATCGGAGCTTTCGAATAGGGATCTAACTTGATGTCAGCGCGAACCTGACTAATGAACACAGCGATATGGCCGCGCTTTGCCAAGCCGATAGATAGTCTCTTCATGAAGTTCGCCGCAATAACAGCGCCACCAGCAACCTTATTGGAATCTTCAAAGTTCTTATCGAGATCTCCTTTTGTGATCAATCCATCTACAGAATCAAGCAAGAAATAATAAAGATTAGCTTCTTCGTTTTTTGAAACAAGCTGACGCATAACATCTACAACAGTTTCGTAGATGTTGCTTTCAAATACAAAGCAAGTTCCCTCCTGCCATTCATCAGCAGTAAATACGAATTTGATTCCAGATCGATCTCGCATTTCTTGCGAGAGGCGACCTTCAGCCTTGATATAAAAACCTTTTGCTTTGGGAGTTTTTTGCAAAAAGTTCTTCATAAACGAAAGAGCAGCAGAAGTGTTGTGCGTTAAGATATAATCTTTAGTTACATACAAAGAATCTAAAGAAGAGACTTTGATACACACACTTTCTTCTTTGCCAACGAGTCTAACGTCTTTAATAAAATGGCAGAAATTTAATTGCCTGAACTTCAGATTGTCGATCTTTCTTTGAATCGAGGATGGGATAATTTCTTCTGGGAAATGCATAGAAGCGATAAAGCAGTCTTTGCAAATGATTCTCTTTCCGTCTTTATTAATATAAGATGACTTTTTGAATCTTTTCCGTGCAATAGCGCCCAAAGATCGAGCGATATCAATAACGTCGTTGATCAATTGTTCGGATGTCGAATAATATAGAACTTCAGATTTTTTAGAATTAATATATCCATCTGTATCAATCAAGCCTCGAATCAAAGCGATTCGCTGATCAATAGATGAGAACTTGTATTCTTCAGGAATGAATTTTTCATGAGACTTCAATCCATACAAACCTTGATTCCTTAAATCATCAATAAGAGGATTATTTTTTAGATTGGGAAAACTGATTCTTTTTGTGATTCCTGTTTCATCAGAAACGTTGATAGCGAATCCATAATACCTATCGACAGAGGATAGGTCTTTTTCAACACCATCCCAAACTTCTTGATCGATATTGGAAATCATCACAGACTGAGTGATTCCTCCATCACCTAAAATTACTCCGAGAAGATATGGAGGTATAGAAAGATCCTTTTTTTCGAAAACGATTGGTTTAACGATTCTAACAGAATGGTTAACGTTTTTTCCATATCGAAGAGTATCTTTAATAGTTTTAAGATCTTTAACAGATTTCGACTTTAAACTATGACGCTCTTGGAATGAAGAGGTTTCCCATAAATGTTCGATACCACATCGAGTAATCGAGCCGTCGTCAAATTCCACTTCGTATACATCTTTTTCTCCTTGTGGGAAAACAGCGAGAACGGATTGGGGCTTGCCATTGGAATCGATTACTGAGTCTCCGACTTTCAAATCGCCTATTTTAACCCACCCGCTAGGAGTTAACACTGGCTCAGAAACGGGCTGTTCTTTACCTCCTTCATTCATTCCAACAAATCTGTGTAAACCTGGTCCAAGACCACCTCCCAAATGCAAGTCTAATTGCAGAGAACCGCTAGAGACTTTATAATCAATCGCTTCTTCGAAATTATAATGATCTGCAACGTTCTGCTTTAAAAATGAATGTAAAATATCACTCGACTTCTGTACTTCTTTATCTTTGGTTTTACTCATGCAAAAAATCTCTAATTGTTTTGGTTGTTTTCGGAAGCTCACAATCTTCACCAACCTTATCTCCTAGATGATAATCCTCATACTTAGAAAGATCAATACAATAATTAAAAGCTCTAAACTTTTGATCCATTGTTTCCTTTAGTTTGTCGCACACTATATATGCCAACGAATCGAATTTCTTGTCGAAAGAAACGATGTTCATGAACTCAAGAGAATACCTCTCGCAGAGATCATTTAAAAACTTCATCTCGCGCATATAAAACAAACGCTTGTCCCGTGCAGGAACAAGCGTAAGTCGGGCAAGTATATGTTTTTTATTGATTTTAGACTTCGCCATGCTCAAGTCTATACTCATTCAAATCATTTGCAACCATTTTCTTCACTAAATCTTTGAAAGAGGTTTTTGGTTCCCAGTTAAGATCTTTTCTTGCTTTTGTAGAATCTCCTAAAAGAAGATCTACTTCTGCTGGTCTATAAAACTTTTCATCTATTGCTACGAGTTTAATTTGAGGAAGACCCACGAAATCAACTAAATAATTAGGAAGTAAATAAAGAGTATCAAGGTTTTGACCAAACCAAATTCCTTCAATTCCAGCGGCTTCAAAAGCTAGTTCGACAAATTCTTTAATTGTGTGGGTTTCGTTGGAAGATAAAACGTATTCTTTTGGTTCTTCTTGATTAAGCATCAACCAAACACCTTCGACAAAATCTTCTGCATCACTCCAATCTCTTTTCGATTCTAAATTACCAAGCATCAAAGGCTCAAATGGAATTTGATTTTCGATTGCGTGTTTAATTCTAGCGACATTTTTAGTAATTTTGCGAGTCACAAATTCTTCTCCGCGACGAACTCCTTCGTGATTAAACAACCAGCCTTGAATAGCATAAAGATCATACGAGTCTCTATATACTTTAACCAAATGTCGAGCAGAGGCTTTTGCTGCTCCATAAGGACTACGTGGACGAAGAGGATGCTCCTCTGACTGAGGAACAGTCACTACGTCACCAAACTCTTCAGAAGAGCCAGCATTATAGTATCTACACTTTGGAGCAAATTTTCTAATAGCTTCTAGTTGATACAAAACTGGCATACAGTTTGTATTAAAGTGATTGACTGGCATAGACCAGCTGTTGCCGACAAAAGAGTTTGCGGCAAAATTGATAAAGTAGTCTGGCTTTTCTACTCTGATCACCTCTTCTACATTTTGTGCATCTGTGATATCGAGATCAATAAGTTTTAATCTTAGATTTCCAATTAAATGTTTAATATTTTTATGATTTGGAACACTTAATCTTCGAACTCCAGCAATGATTGTATGATCTGTATTTTTCAATAAATAGTCAGCCATAAAGCTACCATCTTGACCAGTTATTCCTGTAATTAAAATTTTTTTCATTATAAAATTTTTCTATTTATATACCAATCTTCGTATGGTTTTTTATATACTGATGGATGCTCATCCAAGCATGGAGCATCTTCTACTACTCTTTCAAAATTGTTGTTGCTTAATAGTTCAAACAATCTATTTTTATTGAATGGACCATTTAAATATAAATTATGTTCAATCGTAATCAAGTCGATTTGCCACTTATTAAAATCAAAATGTTTCAAAGCATCAAATTCTGCTCCTTCAATATCTATTGATAGATAATCTATTTTATTTGTTGTGCAATTTTTTTCTAAAATATTATTTAAAGTGTCGCATTTAATTTGATAGCCAGAATTTTCATCGCAAATAGCATCTTCATTAAAGTTGCAAACTCCTTTATAATCTGTAACTGCCAAATTCATATTTAAAGAATTTCTATTTTCGCATAAATGTTTAAATACAAAAGGGTTAGCTTCGATGCATATTCCGCTCCAGTTTAATTCTTTTTCTAAAACAAATGTGTTGCTTGTTCGTATTCCATCATAAGCGCCAATGTCTAAATAGTATCCATTGGTTTTAAATTTTAAATATTCACAAACCCATTTATCTTGATTTGATTGAGAGTAATACATTTTATTTTTTTAGATAGATTTGATTATAAGATGCGCTGTCAGCTAAATAATATCCAATACTTTCAAAATAATTTACATATGAAGCATCATTAAATAAATTTTCAACAACTATTAATTTACAATCAATATTTTTTGTATTTAAGCCTCTCATTACTTCTATTTCCCATCCTTCAGTATCAATAGATAAAATATCAATTTTATCTACATTGATTTCGCTTAACAGTGTATCTATTTTTTTTATTTTTACTTTTATTTTTTCAGAGTTTTTTTCTGTTAAATTAAAATTTAATGTTTCTAGATAGTTTTTTTTAGGCTCGATGGCAGAAAATGAATGATCGGTAACGATTCCTCCGTATGCATTTACCTCTTGTTTAACAATTGTAAATTCGCCTTCACGATCTTCGTATGAACATGCGCATTCATATACCTCATTGCCGAATTCCCTATGTTGTTTAACAAAATTTGGATTAGGTTCGATTATAATTGATCTCCACCCATTATCTTTAAAATGCTTGGACATTGATAAGAACTCTGGAGTTGCCCCACCAACCTCGACTACAATACCTTTATAGGAATAATCAGGAAAGTATTTTTCTCTAATTATTTTATCTGTATCAAACTCTGCGTAAAAATTCATAATGAGATAATTTCGAATGTTGGACACGGGACAATGAATTTTCCTCCAGACTCCAAATATTCTTTTTCTCTACTAACAAATTCATTAATGAAATGCCACGGCAGAACCAACAGGTAATCTGGTTTAATTTTTCTCATTTCGTCTTCTGATATAATTGGTATTTCTGTTCCAATTGTTTTTAGACCGTATTTGTATGGAGATCTTTCTGCGATAAAATCAATTAAAGAATTATCAAGACCGAATAATTGCAAAAGTGTATTCCCCTTCGTCGAAGCTCCATATCCACCAATAATTTTGCCCTTAGCTTTTTCTTGTTTAATAAAACTGACTGTTTTGTTTTTAAGATCTTCGATATTTTTTTCAAATAGCTTCCAATTTTCAGGATCAGAAATATCAAAGTAATTTTCCTCATATTTCAAAAGACTATCTACTCTGAAATTACAAACATCTCTAAGTGGAGCGTTGGCAAATGACAATGGTGAGGCTTTATCTTTTTGTATATAGATTCTCACGCTGCCGCCGTTTGTATCATTTAAATTTGCATCAACAATTTTAAGCGAATTAGATTTAAATAATTTATTTAAACTGTTTAAAGAATGATAATAGAAATGTTCATGGCAAATATTGTCAAAAGCTAATTGTTTTAACATTAATGGTGTGTAAGATAACTGAATTACCCACAACCCATCGTCGTCCAATATTTCATTGATATCTCGAATGAACGAGTTGGGATCTTCTAAATCATAAAACATTGCAATTGTTGTAATCACTTTGCATTTTTTATCACCGTATCCAGTACTTTTATATGAATTTAAATTAAAATAATCTTGGACAACTACATCGGAGAATTTTGAAGATTCATTTTTAAAAGAATCGTCTGCTGGATCAATACCTAATTTAATAAATTTATTTGGTATAAATGAAAGTAAAGTTCCATCGTTACAAGCAATGTCCAGCCAAATATCTCCATCATTATAATTTATTCTTGAAGAAATTTCTTCTACGATATTGCGTAGTTCATTTTTCATTGAATTATTGGTACTGGATCTATACCAGTATTTCCCCCACATTTTATCGTGTGGACAAGATTTAGATAATCTCGCAGCACCTATTTCTTCATCCAAAATTAAATCAAGTGGATATTTTTCCCTATTTTCACTTGTCTCATTTTTATCTAAAAAATTAGATATGTAGAAATCTCCTAAGTTTAAAACTTTAATACTCATGCGTATATATTAATTATTTTTTCAATTGATTCAGTAAATTTTTCATGTCCCCATGATAAATATAAATGTTCTATTGGTTGAGTACCATTTTTTATAATTTCTTTGAGGCTTGAATTTTCAATACAAATAGAAGGATTTACATGATGTAAATGAGCGAACATATTGCTCTTGCAAATTGCAATGGGTCTTTTCACAGATAGCGCGTAGTCAATGACCGAAGAGATTCCATTGTAATTATTATAATTTTGATAAAGAAAAATATTCAAATCAGCATCATTTAAGAAATCTAATATCTCATTATTTGATTTAAAATCGGATGATATATTTAATTTAATTCCACTTTTTGTAATTTTAGAATAGCAATCATTTTTAATTTTTTCAAGTTCTTCGTAATTGGGGAAAAATTTCGAAATAGTTAAATGCATATTAATTTCTGCTTCTTCAAATGAAGCATTGATTAATTCGACAATTGATTCATATTTTTTAAATGAAAAGGCAAATCCAAAGGTATTGATCTTTGGTATGTTTCTAGCTTCTCGTTCGCTAGACTTATATTTAAATAATGGTCTAGGTATTGGATAATTTATTCCATTTTCTGGATAAAATGGATGTTGGTGCAAGAAAAAATCAAATACATTAGCATATCCAATATTATGAACAATTAATCCTTGTGATACATTGCGATTTTTTAAAAGATGAAAGCATTCACTGTCATACCAAGGCATTGTAATATCTAAATAATTATGAATTACAATGTCTGGTAATATTTTGTTGATTTTTTCAATGAATTCGTTTTTATTAGAAACTTCTAAATAAAAATATTCATAATCGCTAGAAACGCTATCAATCAATACAGACACAAATCTTTTACCATATTGATAAACGCCGCACTCTTCATCTTTATGATTAGTTATCAATACTTTCTTTTTGTTCATTTATTTTGTATTTAGTTTTTCTTAACGGATAATATTCTCGAAATTGGTGCAGTAATGGATGGTTTAATTGTCGCCAATCTTGAACAGATGTGCATTGTAATAATTCTGGATTAAATTCTTCTTCTTTCCCGATTAATGAAAAGATGCTCGCTAAAAGAATGTCATGAGCGCAAAACCAATAAAAAGATTTACATAAATCGTCTAAAAGATTTGGAGTATTTAATAATATTTGAGATCCAATTAAAAAATCTTTTATATTAAAAATTGCTGGTGTCGCTCCCCAAGCCGTAATTTTTTTGCCTCCATATTTTAAAAGTGTTTCATTAAGTTTTTCCAAAGCCCAAATATGAGTATTTATTCTACAGCCTAGCAGTCCACTATTCTCTGGTATTGTCAGATCACCGCGAACTATAGCGTCTGGGTCCATCATTAAAATATACTCACTATTGAGATATTCAATTGCCTCCAATAGTCTATGCACAACTGCCAAAGCTGCTTTTTTAATTGCAGCCTGATCTTTATCAGATAGATAATCATGATATTCTATGTTTAAATATCCGCTCATTGTATCTTCTTCTTGAGAACATTTTAAATCGCTAATTTCAGATTCTAAAAATTTAAAATTTATATCGCTTTCATAAAAAAGTCTTATTTTAATATCTGGATAAATATTCTTTAAAATATTTAAAGAAAATCTAGTAGCCTCAAGCTCATCAAAACAAGTGAAGAAAATTCCAAGTTTACTCATAATAGTTTTTCATATATTTTTGCTACATTGAGCCAGCTTCTTTGATGACCATATTCTATAATTTCTGATCGATTTCGAATTGAATATTCTCTATTGGAATCTATCTTTTCTTTTAAAAACTGCAAATCATTAATTTTATCTTCTGGAATTACGGATATAAATTTACGATTTAAGTCTATACCTTCATTAGAAGCCTCAGACACAACAATTCCAAGTCCAGCGCACATTGCTTCTAAACAGACAAGCGGCGGATTTCCATTTTCAGAAATAGAAAGTAAAACTAAATTACCATATTCCGTCAAATTTTCAAATTTTTGTTTTTCAGTCCATACTCCGATATAAGATTCATCTAATGAATCAAATTTTGGAGAAGCATTTGGTCCTACGAAATCAATAGACATGCCTTTTTTTTGAAAGCAGAATTGCCTTTTTCGATCATCAATCTTTCCCAAATATATAGATCTATCTTTTTTACTTGGATCTAATAGATTAATTTTAAATAAATCTGGATTTGTTCCCAATGGGATTATTTTAATTTTACTTGGAGAAATGCCGAGTTTAAGAAAAAAATCTTTTTCAAATTCACGTAAACAGAAAAAACTACAATCATATAAATATTTTCTAGTTATAAATTCATGAAATTGATGTGAAACTTCAAAACTGCCATCATAACTTGTGGCAATTTTTTTACAATTAAATTCAGGCATCAATTCCCAATGTTTACCGTAATGCAAATGAAGGACATCTGGATTAAATTTTTTTATCTTTTTATATGTATCATTGATATTTAAATCGTTGATAATTAACATTTCATGACCAAGGCTTTCTAATTCATTAGAAAGGCTCCAAACAACATTCTCTAAAGCTCCCCAATTTTTAGGCGGAATTTCTATTTCTCCAGGGGCTATAAAACATATTTTCATAATTTATTTGTGTATAAAATATACATCCTTCCTATCAATTTCATATTTTTTAAATTTACTAGTAAATGGCTCGCCAATTAATAAATTTTTATTAGAAAGTAGATGGCGAAAAACATACTGTCCAATAAACATATCAGAATTAAAATCTGGAATTCCTAATTTTAATCTTGTATCGCAAAAATTATTTAAAAAATGTAAAATATTTTTATAAGAACCTCCAACAACCCCCATATTTATTAAATCTAATCTATTTTGATTTATAAGAAACCATACTAAATTATCCCAATTTAATTTTTCATGAAGATCCATATATGGAAATTCATTTAATTTAATAGAATCTTTACAAACAAATAAATCAATATTTGGAAATTCATCAATAATAAGAGATGGATCTTTAACAATAGTTACATCAGAACCGTCTGAAAGAAAAACATTATCAAAATTATTCTCTTCTAAGAAATTGCGGTAACAGAAAAAACGCCAATCATTATTTGAGTAATCAGATGGATTAACTTTTATAAACTTAATATTTTCTGTAGTATATTCTTCAATAAACTCATCAGTTAGATTATCATAAAAAATGAAACCATTTAATCCAAGAGACTTTACAGAATAATACCAAGGTTTAATATATGTAATATCATTTTGAGAAATTCTGCCATCAATATCACGGCCAACTACCCAAGGATCTTTTGGATCATTTGGATGTACTTTTTGAGAAAAGTAGGATGTTAATAAAACTGAACTCATGCTTAATGCATGATGATAAATCAGAGATCGTCTTCTTCAATAAAAACTTGAACCTCTGATAAATAAGTCCATTCACCTAGAATTTCTTCATGTTCAGAGAATTCGGAATCATCCCAATCCCACTCTGTATCATCATCATCGCTCAAAAGAAAATCTTCTGAAGCCATAGAAGAAACTGGTTTCTTGCTCCAAAACTTACAACTCCAATATCTAGCCTTCCATTTTGGACCAACATTAGTATCGCACTGATGTCTTGCTCTGAAGTTCTTTCTGCGATTTGGATCATCTCTTTTAATCTCCATGTTAGGATCTCCAAACTTCACCATTACGACGTTGCCCTTGTCATTCTTGACATACACGCCAAACTTCTTGTTGGAGCCGCTAGGTAGTCTAAATGGCTTGTTGAGAGTCTTCTTTTCAGCTTCTGAATACTCGATATCGAATAGATCAATATTAGCTTCATCGTCTAAATCCACATTCGCTTTGATCAAATCAATTCTAGCCAAATCAAAATCAATAGAATCAAATTCCCAAAAACAATCTTCAGAATTCTGTTCGTAATATAATTCAGAACCAGAAGCAACATCTTGATCAGCGGCACGATAAGAATCTTTAACTTTACCTCCGCGCATCATTTTTAAGAACATATTAACTCTCGCCATAGCCCAGCTGCTTCTGCTTTGATTTGGGCGATGAGAAGATGAAAAAGCACCAAGACCTCTTCTGTAAACTTTTTTCAATTGAAATAATGAAACTTTCTTGTCGTACTTCTCATTATGTGAACTGACTTTCTCTTGAAGAGAGTTAACGATTTTTTCGGCAAACTCAATTTTTCCACCGTCAGTTCCAGCAGATCCTTTTTTGTTTTTATCTGAACCTGTTTTTTGATCAGATTTCGGAGCAGGAGTTTGAGCGGAGCTTTTCGGCCCAGATCTTTTTGCTTCAGAGTTATCAAACAACTCTTTGATTCTTAAAGAAAAGTCAACTTCCATATATATAAAAGATATTACACTTTTTTTTTAATTTATGCCTCACAAGTTTTGCAAGACATGATCGATCTTGCGAGTTCTTGAGCGGGATTAGCGCTTCGCTGATAATACATTCCCTTGATACCGCTTTCCCAAGCGAATATCATTAATTCATTGACATCTTTTGGTGATGAATTTGGAGGAATCATGACATTCAAACTCTGCCCTTGATCAATATACTTTTGTCTTTGAGCAGCTTGAATAACGATCTCTTTTTGAGAGATTTCGCCGAAAGTCTTGAAAACTTCTTTTTCTTCTTCAGTTAAGAAATCAAGATGCTGAACGCTTCCGCCGTGAACAAGAATAGATTTCCAAATTTCTTGATTGTCCACTTCTTTGGAAACAAGTAATTCTTTTAAGTGTGGATTTTTATAAGTGAATTTTCCTTTAGCTAAATCCTTCACGAAGTAATTACTGTTCAGTGGCTCAATTGATGGAGACATTTGCCCGAGAATAAACGAGCTTGAAGTGGTGGGAGCTACTGCCAATGTAGTAGAATTTCTACGAGCGTAGCCTTTCAACAATGGAGGCTCGCCAAAAATAGAAGCAAGATCTTGAGAGGCTTTGTCTGCAAGATTGCGAATGCTTTGCCAGATTGACATATTCAATAGCTTAGCTTCCATAGATTCGAAAGAAACCATTTTAGATTGAAGGTATGTGTGCCATCCAAGAACACCAACACCAAGCGCACGCTGATTGATAGCAAACTTTCTTGGAGCTTCCATGAATGGCATGGATTCTGTCTTTTCGATAAACTCGCTCATCACTGCGTCCAAGAAGAAAACAAGAGTTTCGACAGCATCAGTTTTGACAATCTCGTCCCATTTTTCAAGATTCAGCGAAGAAAGATTACAAACAAAAGATTCGTCTTCTGAAGTAGAAAGCATAATTTCGTTGCATAGATTACTAGCATTGATCGTCAAACCTTTATCTTTATAAACCTGTGGAGCTTGCTCGTTGGCATTGTCAGAAAAGAATAGGTATGGATAGCCGCTTTCAAATCTCTTTTTAATAACCAAGCCCCAAATTTTGCGAAGATCTTTATCACCATCAATCATTCTCTTCATCCATTCATTGGATACACACACGCCAATCGACATATCTTGAATCTCATGACCATCTGAGCGAATCTTTAAAAACTCTTCGATATCTGGATGATCGATTGGAAGATAAGCGGCAAAAGAACCTCTTCGAACATTGCCTTGAGAAACAACATTCATGATCTTATCGTACAATTCCATGAAATGCACAGAGCCAGTAGATTCTCCACCAGAACTAATTGGTGCGCCACGACCGCGAAGCGCTCCAAAATATGCAGAGGTTCCACCTCCAGCTTTGGTCATCATTGCCACTTCAGACAGCTTATAACCAGCAATCTGCTCTAGCTTGTCTGAAATGTAAGAACCAAAACAACTAATCGGCAATCCTCTGGACCTTCCAAAGTTACTCCAAATTGGAGAAGATAAAGAGTAAAAACCAGAAGCTAAGTAAGACTCAAACTTCTTAGCAAACCCATCAATTCCTAAGTATTTTTCAGCAGTATTTGCAATATCCAAAATTCTCTGTTCGGCAGTCTCCCCCGCTAGTAAATAGCCTCTTTCGAGAAACGTTCTCGAATCCGCATTAAGCCAATAGTATTTTTCAGTCATAATTAAAATAAGTCGTCTTCACCAAATGATTGATTCTTCTTTGAGTACTCGACGGGTCTAGAACTGAAAAAGTCAGTCATGTTATTGCCCAAAAGTTCCTCGTCGAACCATGTCGTCAATGATAACAATTTTTCATCAATTTCAAAGACTTTTTTAAAACCGATTTGAATTAAAGATTCATTGATTCTGTTTTTAATAAACTCTTTAAGGATTGGCGAAGACAGGGACTCCTCATTCAAACCATTTACCATCCAGTCTACGATCTTGCTTTCAGCTTCAAAAGCCTGAACTGCTTCGTGAGCAATTCGGGATTCAAGCTCTGAATCAAATAAATCTGGATACTCTTCGCGAATAGTGTTGATGATTTTAACGCCAACCAAAGCGTGAATATTTTCTTCGTTGCGAGTGTACTTCACTTGCTGATCTGTATCCTTCAAAACGTTTTTGAAGCGAGCAAAATGATTGATAATGTAGAATTGGCTGAACAAAGAAACATTTTCGACGAAAAGAGTGAAGAGAATCAAGGCGTACAAATATTGTTTTTTTGAATCCTTATAGAATTTATGAGTATACTTTCTCAAGTATTTCACCCTACCCTGAATCCACTCAAGCTTGAGATTTTCTTCAAAGATATCCTCCAAATCAAGAACATTCAAAAGTCGCTCGTAAGCATTGTTGTGAATGACTTCTATGTTGGCCATAACGTAGCCTAGATCCTGCATAGATGGATGCGGCAGATTGTCGCCCAGCTTTGCCCAGAAAGTCTTCACAGCCACCTCAATTTGGCCAATAGCCGACAAAGTTCTGACGATCACTTCTCTTTCTTGATCGCTCAAAGACACTTTGAATTGCTGAACGTCAGACTTAAAGTTGAATTCCTTGTCAGTCCAAAAGCCATTGTGCATTGCCTCTATATACTGCTCAGTCCACGGATATTTATTCGGCTTTCTCGAAACTTGTTCTTCAAAAATCATAGTAGTATGATTTACACTATACTCCACTCCAATTCTAAAAGCCAGCAAAAATTTACTGTAATTTTTTTCTTGACAACCAAAAAATAACGCCTACGATTACGTAGCTGCTTTGCGATTAAAAAAACAAGAAACTTTGGATGAGCCAATAACAAACAACGATTAACCTACTACGAATACGATTAAATTAATTTTAAGTGAAGTGGTTCTTGTCTTTTTTCGATTTTTGCAATAGAAAGTTATCCAAAATTAATTTAATGTGTGAATTTTTTGTTGACTGTGAATCTTAGTTATGATAATATGCCTGATATATGACAGAAGATAACCCGCAGCAGTCATTTTTATGCTCCAGTGCCGATTGGTCGATTGTAGTTGATAATGCTGAGTCATTTGAAAGCGCAGCGTCTAGAGCGCTTGAGCAACTGCTTGAATCGGACGGAGAGAGATTCTCTGTTGGAGCGGTTATTTCTGTGATTCCAATAAAAAAGTCCCTTTCGGAAACTAGACTGATTTATGCTCCAGCTGTTTTGGCAGATATCGGTATGCACAAATATGCAGCTGAGTTAATTAAACATATTGATCAAGATGAATGAATTAAACATAAACTCGCTAAAGAATATCATTTTACCAGCGCATATTTGTGATGCTGGCTATGATGTTATTGCCGCTTCAGACCCAGTTATCGTTGGGAAAACACAACTTGCTGTGTACTACAGTTCTATTGATTATATAGAATATGATACTGAACTTGTGATTGCCCCAGAGTCTAAATTCCACACATATGCTTTTCCAAGATCTTCTATTTCGAAAACTAACTTGGTTATGGCTAATAGTATCGGATTAATCGATAATGGATATAGAGGAACCATTAAGTTTAGATTCAAGTATCTTCCACAGCCAGAAGATTATATTATTGGTCACGGAGGATTGCTTATTCAGATTAATGAATCAAAAATTTATAACAAAGGCGACAAGATTGGTCAATTAGTTTTCTCTGAAACGTTAAGCCCAAATCTTAATCTTGTAGAATGTTTTGAAGACACAACTAGAAACAGCGGAGGCTTTGGAAGTACAGGACTGTGAAAATTATAGGAATTTCTGGTGCCGCAAGGAGTGGCAAAGATACATTTGCTGATTGTTTGATTGAAGTTCTTAATGCTCGCGGAATTAAGGCCAAAAAGTTCTCTTTCGCAAATCAACTGAAAGAAGAAGTAAAAGACTTTCTCCAATCTACAATTGGGATTGACGCTTTTACTCAAGATGATGAGGAAAAAAAGATTATTCGTCCACTTCTGGTTACATGGGGAACTGAAGTCCGCAGAAAAATCAATCCTAATATTTGGATCGAGCATGTCGAATCTGTTTTGGAAGATGATTGTGTCAATATTATAACCGACGTTCGATTCACCAATGAAATGGAATGGCTTAAAGATAAGTCTGGATATTCTGTTTTTATCAATAGATTACTGAAAGATGGAAGTTTTGTTGAGCCAGCCAACCAAACAGAATCAGAAAATAATTCCGTATTGATTAATCTTTGCGACTTTCAACTTTCTTGGTCAACTGTAGACAACTTGGATATACTGGTTGCTGTCGCTTATGAAACCCTTCACAATATTGTTCCACAACAGGAAATTGAATCATGGACTCAGACTTATCGCTTATAAATAAAATCAAAGAGGAGAATGATAGCAAAAGCCTGACTGAGCTTATCAATCGTCATTCTGGAATTTATATGGATATAGTCAACAAGACTGTTTCTGATTCATGCTCTTTCGTAAATAAAAATGATATTTTAAAAGACAAAGATTATTCCATATACTCTGCTGCTTTAAAATATAAGTCGGATAAAAATACCAAGTTTCCGACTTACTTAGCAAATGAGACTCGTTGGAAGTGTCTTAATATTTATAATAAGAATAAAAAAATGATCGAAGAGCCTCTCGATGATTCTTTAAAGGAAAAATCAAGTCGAGAAGATTTTCTTTCTGATATCCAAGTAAAAGAAACAATTAAAAATGTCTTGGATATGGCCAATAAACATTCTGATCCAAGAGTCAAAAAAATTATTGACATGAGGTATTCTTTCAGCTATAATAAAGCCTGCTCTTGGAGAGAAATTTCTAAAGAGTTGGGGATGAGTATTCAAGGATGCATTGATATTCATAACAAATTCATTAATAAAGTAAAACAGGAAATTAAAAATGTATAACACAATTATCGCAATAGGTCATCTTGTTAAAGATCCAGAAACTCGTACAACTTCTACTGGAAAGGCTATTTGCACTTTCCGAATTTGTATCTCGGAAAGCCAAGCTAAGAACAAGTGTTTCATTGACGTTGAAACTTGGGAACGAACTGCCGAAGTTTGCCAAAAGTATCTAGCAAAGGGACGAGAAGCTATGGTTGAAGGAGAACTAAGCACTTCAAGCTGGACTGGCAAAGATGGAAATCCTCAGAGCAAGAATTTCATCAGAGCCAACAAGGTTAAGTTCCTTGGTGGAGGTCAAAAGAATGATGCAGCTAAAGATGATTCGAATACATCAAGCAAGCAAGTTTCTGAATCTAGCAACGGTTCAGAAGATGACGATATTCCCTTCTGATGAAAACTTTATTAGTTGAAGCTCCAATTAACTCTTTGAGTTTTGGAAATGTTTCTTATAATATCCTTCGCGAATTATCTAAAAGGAATATTGAAGTCGGTTTAATTCCAACTGGAAATGTAGACGTATCCGCTTACAAGGCGGATACGTCCTTTTCTTCTTGGATTAAAGAATCAATCGATAAAAGCTGGGACATCGTAGCGTCTAAAGCTCCTAGCTTTAAATTGTGGCATTTGAATGGAGCATTAGATCGCAAGTCTCACAAGCAGAATCTACTGACTTTCTACGAAACTAGTCAGCCTACATTTCAGGAAGTTTCAACGTGCAAATCTCAAGATCGCACCTTGTTTAGTTCTACTTACGCTAAAGATCTTTTTGAATCAGCTGGATGTAGTAATTGCAGCTTTGTTCCAATGGGATTTGACGAAGATTTCTTTAAAACTAATAAAAAGTATTTAGAAGGAGTTGTTCACTTCGGATTGATGGGCAAGTTCGAAAAGCGAAAGCATACGGAGAAGATCATTCGTGCATGGCTCAAAAAGTATGGTAATGACAATCGATATCAATTATCGTGCTGCGTAACAAATCCATTCTTTAAGCCAGAGCAAATGCAAGCTGTTATTGCTTCTGTTTTGGAAGGAAAGAGGTATACTAATATTAACTTCCTGCCGTATCTAAAAACAAATTCCGAAGTCAATGAATTCTTAAATGCTATTGATATTGACTTGACTGGCTTGAGTGGCGCAGAGGGCTGGGATTTGCCGAGCTTCAACGCTACATGTCTTGGCAAGTGGAGCATCATCTTGAATGCTACGTCTCATAAAGACTGGGCAAATGATCAGAATTCAATCTTAATCGAACCGTCTGGACAAGAGCCTATCTATGATTCGTTTTTCTTTTCAGAAGGTTCTGGATATAATCAAGGTAATATGTTTTCTTGGAATGAAGATGATGTTATTGCGGCGATGCAAACAGCTGTTTCCAAAGTGTCTTCGGTGAATACCAATGGTATTGAATTGGGTAAAAAATTAACCTATGCAAATACCGTTGATCGCATTCTAGAAAGCTTTTAAACATATGGCAATCTACATATATCATAATACCGCCACCGACGAATATTCGGAAGTTTTTCAGGGCATGAATGATCTTCATGTTTATTCTGGAATCAACGGTGACGAAGATTCGTGGAAGCGTGTTTTCACTGTTCCAAATGCTTCTATTGATTCTCATGTAGATCCATTTAGCTCTAAACAGTTCGTAGACAAGACTCAGAACAAGAAGGGTACCTACGGTGATCTTCTTGATAGAAGTGCTGAAATGAGCGATAAGAGAGCCTCCTTGGCTGGAGGCAAAGATCCCGTTAAAGAAAAGTACTTCACTGATTACTCTGCGAAACGTAGAGGAGCTAAGCACCCAGATCAAATGAAAACATTTGAAAACAGTAAAATAAAAGTAGACTTCGGAAAGAAGTAAACGTAGGCTGCATTGAAAAATGCAGCTTATTTGTTTTTAGCGTCCGCTTGTTTTTTTAATACATTGATCGCATTGATCATGCTGTTAATTGCAGCAGCTACTTCTGGATTACTATTTGCTTTTTCCCAAACATCATTGATCAACAGTATTTCTTTTGTATCTGCTGTTTTCTTCAAAGATTTATTATAAGGCTTCAATTCGATAAGTGCTTTTCCAGATGATTCTGGATTTGGCATATCGATGATAATTTTGCTTGCCCAAAATGATTCAAAAACTGTTTCTTGAGTTGCTGGGATAATGATTGGTTTTGTGTTTTCTATATACATAAATTAAAAAGATTGTAAAAATGTTCTTCTCCATCCTCCAGTTGCACCAGTGCATACATATAAACCACTGCCACTGATCCTCAACTCTCCAAATTGTCCAGCTTGAGATGATAAACCATTGAATGGTGGCAGTATTAAATTTACTTCCCCAGTGAATGATCCTTGGCCAAAGATATTATTCACAGTGTTGACTCCAAAATAATTTGAACCTAGCACATATTCTCCAAAAGTATTAAATAATACACCACTTCCAAAAGAGTTCGAAGTCACAGGACTCACAGGATCTGCACCGTCGCCAAAACTATTAGAATTAGCATCAAATCCAAAAGAATTAGTCGTCGCAGTCGATCCAAAAGAATTAGTCGTCGCAGTCGATCCAAAATTATTTATTGGAGAACTATTTCCAAAAGAATTTTCATTTGATTGATCTCCAAAATAATTAGTTGTGGCGTTATTTCCAAAATAATTAATTGGAGTTAGGCTCCCAAATACATTGGCATTTGTACAATTATATCCAAAAGAATTACTTAAGGATGTATCTCCAAAATAATTATTTACTGCATTAGATCCAAAAGTATTATCTGAAGTAACATACTGTCCAAAAGAATTTGAAGCTGCGGAATCTCCAAAACTTAAAGCAGCTATATTACTTGTAAATGTCTTTGCTCCAGCTATAGTTTGAGTTCCAGTTCTAGTCACAACATTAGCGCCGTTCCAATTGACTGCTGTATTATCACCCAATGTGATATTGGTGCCGCTTTGATTCAACAAATATCGAAACGTTGTATTAACTGGATTTGGACCTAAATTCATTTATTTTATTTACACCTCTGTTTTATAAATCACTCCAATTAACTGTTATATTTTGCCACAGACTTGTTATACCGCTCCATATTCCGCTGTATACCGTATCCCTCTTCATTAGAAAACCTCCTGTTTCAGTAGCTTCAAAAGAGAAGTTGGCATTGAATTTTAACGTATCATTAACATTCATCGAATAATCCACGCTTTCTAGTTTAGCATTTTGTATTTGATAGTAACCAGTAACTAACTTTTTAGTATCGCAAAAAGCCACTTCAAAAGAATAACCAGATTCGCTTGTCAGAATTGATTGAAACTCTCCGCTGGAAATTCCAGACACTAAACACTGAATAGCAGCAGATCCATTCACTGGATACTCTAATTTTCTACCATAAACATAATTGCTTCCAAGTCCATACAAGTTGGTTCTAGATAAGTCTAAGCTCAAATTAAAGCTTTGCAAAATAGGATTAGCTGCGGCATTCAAACCAACACCCCCAACTTGCAAGTTCTGCAAAGAAAAACTACTTGCGTTAGGATTCACAACTGGAGCATTAAATTCATTTCTTCCCTCCACATTATTTGGTATGTATCCATCAATTAACGATAAATATAGTCCACTCAAGTTTAAAAAACCAGATCCACTATTATTACCAGAAACACTGTTGATCGCTGGAATTGATACAACGCCTCTCGTTAGATTCTCAAATCTAACATTAGAAGCAGCAAATCCCATGCTAACAGTTGGTATTGTATTGAGTGCAAAATCAACAGAGTAACTATTCAAGAAACAATTGCCAAATGTTAATGCTTGTATTCCGCTAAAGTTTACAGATGTCGGATTAACTTTAAAGTTATCAAATCCATCTTTTTGATCATCTGGGTTTACTATTATGTATATGTTTTGATCTCTGTTTTTTAAATCTTGCAAACAAGGTTGATAAGACTGAGCCTCGGCTTTAAAACCAGCTAATATCTCATTGCTGCAATATGGATTTAAATAATAAGACAGATCTATATTAGCTTCTGGAGCTTTAACTAAATTGTTTACAGCATATGATTGACTGCCTATCTGTTTTATTTTCTGATGCTCGCTTTTGATAGAAAAGCTACAGCTTTGAACCAATGGAAAAAGATTCGCAGCTTCTTCGCCAGTTTTCCAAGCTGGAAACTGCCCCATCGCTACAAATGCTGAGTTGCTTTTTAATACTTGTCGATTCATGTTCCTGTAGGTATTATGCCCAATGGGTCTTCGATTAAATTAACTTCTATATTATGTGAATCCACAAAATTCCAAGAATGATTCCAAGTCGGACAGTAAAAAACTTTATCTCTGTTGTAAACAGAAGGAATGGAATGCAAGAATCTTCTATAGCCACCTTTGTTTTCCAAGAAGTGCATGATAGCTTTTGCTTCTTTGGTTGTTATATTTGAAAATTTATATGATAGATTGATTGGCGCTAAATGCTTTCTATTCTTCATTCTTTGCGTGAATGAATTCTTAAATTCTATTTTGTCAACTTTTATAGCCACATCATTTTGCAATCCAATATCAGGCTCGAAGAAAAAAGCCTGAGTCCATTTACTTGATGCGCCAGTGGGACCGTCTACACCGACAGAAGCAGATGTGTGATCTCCAGAACAATAATAATAGTTGTTCAGTTTATTTTGACTTATGCCGCTGTAAACAACATCGTATTTTTTATAACTATATCCAGTGGACCATGTTTGAAGTGGAGAATTTACAAATGTCATTCCAGACCAATTAAAAAGATTCGGCGCTTGATTTACATCGATAGATATCGCCACTTCATAGTGGTTTTTATTTATATGGTTAACAGCATAGTTATCAGTTACTCCGCTGATTGTTTTGTAAAAATTGGAAGCATCTGTAAATCCATACAAGTTGCAGCCTGATCTACTTTCAATAAAGTCTACGAGTTTTTGAGATCCTGTTTGATCAAGATCAAATCTCAACTCAAACTTAGCATCCAAGCTGTTTATCGATAATGGAATCAAGTTATAATAACCATCTACTGTTTCATACATATTAGCTTTCGAAGAAAAGTTTACTCTTGATCCATAAACTGGAGTATAAAATAAACCAGTTAATCTATCTCCGCTGGCAATATCAATATTATTGCTTCTATCGTAGAATGTGTTCATGAGTGTCCTATATAATTTAATGTTAACTTAACTCCTCCATCCGCAGAGCTAGATAAAGATTCAGAAACTAAAGATGCTTTTGGAATTGTTAATTGTTGCAGAATCAAAGAGTTATCTCTGGATCTAATAGTGAATGATACTGTTTTGTTTTGGCGTGTGCTGAGAAAACCTGTGCTGCTCGATAAGAAAGCATCGTCAACATCTATTTGCACAGAAGCTGAGTATTCCATCACTGGCATAGTCACTATTTCTTTTGGGAAAATAGATCCTATTGAATATACTGGTCTTCTATCTATTTTTACAGAATAATCAAATCCCACAACTCGATTTGTAGAACTATTGTCGCATGTTAAAGATATCGATCCTTGTGTTGGCACGTAAACTGTTGGAGAAGCAACAGATCCAGCTGCGTTTTTTGTTCCAGTAACCATCGCATCATAAACAGTAATGTTGCTTGATACTTTTGGAATAGAACCAACTGCACAATTTACGATATACTCATTCAAATACCCACTTTGGAAACCATAACTGTTGTCTTCATAATTTATACTGCCGCTTATGTTGTTTGCGCCAGTGTAGTTTATCAATCCCCCAGAATGTATTAGGTTTTGAGATATAGATAACTTTTGTTCTGTGGGAGAATTTACAGTTGTATAGCCACCTGCAAAACCCAATGGTTTAAATACATTGGCTGAATTAGAATACGAAAGCTCTATACTCTCAACGCCGATAAGTTGTTGGCCTGAAATGTAAAATTGATTTTCGTAGCTGGATACTTGTCCAAACATATTATCTTCTTAATTGACCTCCCAATCTTTTTTCGTCTTGAAGGATTTTGAGAACAGCGTCTTTGATTTGTCGAGCCATTTGTTGTCTTTGGTCAGTTGGATTTCCGTTTGTGCTTTGGGTTGCTGCTCCAGTAGATCCTTCGACATTGATGGTGATGCTAGAAGCTCCTCCAGAAGCCTCGATAAGCTCGTCCAGCTTGGATATAAGCTTCTCGTTCAACTCTTCTGTCTTCTCCTCTGTAACGATGGTTCCTGCGCCAGCATTGAGTGCTTGTAGATTTCCAGCACCGATT